TTCATCAAGGACAGTCATGCTGCTTTCCTATTTTCAAAAGCGCGAGATCTTGCATATCGCAGTCAATGCGGCCGCAAGCCGCGCCATGGAAGGCCGTACGGCAGAGACGAAAGCTGTCGCTCTATCCATCGTTGAGGCTGCTATCGCAGCACAAGAACGATTGATCGAAAAGGACGGTTCGGCATCTGATCGATTGATCATGCATCTCCGCAAAGCGAAAGCCGGAATGGTAGACCCGCAATGACCTTCCCAAATGCGCAGAACCTGCCCGCAGGGGCAATCCCGGTATATGTGACATCGGGAGGCCAGACGCCAGCCCAACTGACGCCGCTCGGGTATCAGCAGATCACCTCTCTGGCATCGGCCACATCCCTGACCGTCCCGACCGGAGCGACGATGGCATTTATCGCTATCGAGGGCGGGGAAGCGCGCTATCGGGATGATGGTGTCGCGCCTACCACGTCGGTCGGTATGCCGATCTATGCCGGCCAGAGCCTGCAATACTCGGGCAGCCTGTCGGCGTTGCAGCTCATCCAGGTATCGACCACCGTCACCGCAAACGTCTCCTATTACAAGTGATCCAGATGCGACTCATTACCAAAATCGCGGCAGTTGCGATGCTTGCTGTGTCCGCGCAGGTATCGGACGCACAGATCACGATGGGTGGGGCCGCACAGCGCGTCAATTCCGCGGGCCAGCAGCTCGTATCGATTACGGGCATCATCCCCACCTATGCGGCATCGGGGACATTCGCGGCGACAACCGGTGTGCTATTTTCCATTTGTGGATCGGCGACAAAGACGGTTGTGCTTCGCTCGCTCCAAATCAGCGGAACGGCGACCTCTGTTGGTACGCTGGTACTCAACATCATCAAGACCTCGTCCGCCCCTACGGGGGGAACGTCGATCTCGATCACGCCTACTGCATTCGATACCAATAGCTCTGCAGCCACGGCGACCGCGACGGCGTACACGGCGGCCCCGACCGCAGGAATGGCCATCGGGACAGTAGGAGCGTTTGCGCAGATCTTCCCCGCCCCGACGACTGGCGGCGGCGCCAACCAGATCCCCGGCCCTATCGTTGTCCCGCAAGGCTCGCAGCCGATCATTCTGCGTGGGACTTCCCAATGCGCCGAGTTGCAGACGTCTAGCAGCGCCCTGACTGGCGCGTCGCTTTCGGTATCGCTTGTCTGGACCGAGGAATCGTACTTCCCGTCCCCGTCTCAGTAATTTAATCAGGAAAGGGCCGATGCCCAGATAGCGTATGGCTACAAGCAAACGAAAGGAAGCGCATGGAAGAGTTCATTGACGTAACCGTGCGAATTCCGGTGTTGCCTGATAGCCCTAGTGCTCAAGATATGGCACTTGCTGTCCACTCCGCTTGCCAAGAGTTCACCGGCACAATATTCAAGCCTTTTGGGGCAACAACCTTGTTCTTTCTTAACAAGGCAAAAGTGATAAGCGCAAGCAAAGTATCTGCGGAGGAGAGAAATCCTCCGATGCTCTGCGCCCCTGAGAGCAAGGAATCACTCAGCAAAAGTGATTACTGAAAAAATATCAAAGGAAATCAAATGGCAGCACGCGGCGGAAAAAGGCCCGGCGCCGGCCGCCCCGCTGGCGTTCCAAACAAGATCACGGCTGACATTAAGGCGCTCGCACAAGAGCACGCACCCGCAGCTATCCGGGAACTCGCAACGATCCTGACCACATCGGAAAACGATCAGGCGCGCATCGCCGCCGCCAAGGAATTGCTTGACCGCGGATACGGCAAGGCAACCCAACACGCAGAAGTGACCGGGAAAGATGGCGCTCCTCTAATACCGACCAAGAGCGCCCAGGAAATGACGGATGACGAACTCGCCGCCTACATTGGAGCAAGCGGCGCAAGAGCTATGGATTCGCCGCAGGGCTAGAGAGGACGTACTCTCCTACGCCCAAGCCATCGAGATACCGGGCAAGCCTGCCAGTGAAGATCCGGATACGGAATTCTTTGAGCCCATCGAAACGACGATGGCGCAGCACCACCGCCTCATTCTTGAGACGATGGAGCGGATCAGCAAGATGCCGCATGGTCGGGCGATGTTCTTCATGCCGCCTGGTAGTGCCAAGAGCACGTACGCGTCGGTGGTGTTCCCGTCTCGGTATCTCGGCGCGGAGAAAAATCGCAAGGTCATTCTCGCCAGCTACGGCGATGACCTAGCCCGCAAGATGGGGCGCCGCACGCGCTCGATCATCAAGCAGAAGCGGTTCAAGGGAATCTACGGCTGCGAACTGACGACTGAGTCGTCGGCTGCGCAAGAGTTCTCCCTTACCAACGGTAGCGAATACATCGCGACCGGGATTCTGGGTGGCGTCACTGGCAACCGCGCAAACGGCATCATTATTGATGACCCGGTGAAGGGCCGCGAACAGGCTGACTCACCGACGATCCGCGACAAGACGTGGGATGCATATAACGATGACCTGAAAACTCGCCTGATCCCTGGCGGGTGGATGGTCCTGATCCAAACGCGCTGGCACGAAGATGACCTTGCCGGCCGCATTCTTCCAGAAGACTGGAAGGGAGAATCAGGCCCGATTCTTTGCCGCGACGGCAATGTATGGGAAGTCGTCTGCCTCCAGGCGCGCTGCGAGGTCAAGAACGATCCGCTCGGCCGAAAAATCGGTGAATATCTGTGGCCTCAATGGTTCACGGAAAAGCACTGGGCGCAGTTCCAGAGCAATGTCCGCACTTGGGCTTCGCTGTATCAGCAGTTGCCACGTCCGCTTGAGGGCACGCTGTTCAAGGTCGAGAACATGTTGGTCAACGGCCAGCCGGTTCCGATGCCGCGGCAGTGCGATTACGTATTCGCCATCTTGGACTCGGCTTTAAAGGCGGGAGACAAGAATGATGGCACGGCAGTCACCTACTTCGCCCGCAACAGATATCACGGCCAAAAGCTAATCATTCTCGACTGGGATATCACTCAGATTGAGTCTGATTTGATCGCCGAGTGGTTCCCGTCAGTCATGCATCGCCTAGGCGAATTGGCAAAGATGACCGGCGCGAGATTGGGTGCGATTGGCAGTTTCGTGGAGGACAAAGGAAGCGGTATCACCCTCCTCCAACGAGCAGCGCGCAATGGCTGGCCAGCAGAGGCGATCGACAGCAAATTGACGTCGATGAGCAAGGATGCCCGCGGCACTGGCGTGTCCGACTTTGTGCACCACGGTGACGTCAAGATCTGCGAGCACGCCTATAACAAGGTCTTTGAGTACAAAGGCCGAACGCAGAACCACTTCCTTTCGCAAGTCTTTGGTTATCGACTTGGCGTTAATGGCCAATCTGACGATTTGTACGATACTTTCGTCTATGGCTGCGCAATTGGGCTAGGCGACAGTGACGGCTTATAGCATACACCTTTAAGCAATCCTGATATAATCCTGAATATTTCAGGAGAATGGAATGCGAAAAGGATCTGTGACGAACAAGGCGGCAAACAATCGCATCAATATTGTTGGTGAGCGGTTTGGGCGATTGCTTGTAACCGGGGAGCCGGTTAGCAAAAACTGGGTCCTGTTCTACCCGTGCAAATGTGATTGCGGAAACGAAACCCTTGTTCGATCTCAGCTTCTGCGCGAGGGGCGCAGCAAATCCTGTGGATGCTGGGCAAATGAAACGCGAGGTGATCATACGCGGCGTCATGGCATGTCCAGAACCCCGATCCACAATGCTTGGATGTCGATGATCAACCGCTGCGAAGATCCTAAGACTCGCGCCTACAAAGACTATGGCGCACGCGGGATCACGGTTTGCGAGCGCTGGCACACTTTCGAGAATTTCCTCGAAGACATGGGCATTCCCGAAAAAGGAATGACGCTGGAGCGCCGCGAGAACGATCTCGGCTATTCGAAGGAAAACTGCGTTTGGGCGACAAAAACCGAGCAGGCCAACAATCGCCGTTCTAGCAAAGTCATTGAATTCAATGGCAAGTCACTCACGCAAGCTGAGTGGGAGCGGGAACTTGGATTGAAGTCGGGGCGCATCTATGGGCGGCTCGCAAAGGGCTGGACTATTGAGCGAGCCTTGACAACGCCGGATATGGGGATAGGTGGATATCGCCCCGGATCGGGCCGCATTCCCACGAAATAACGTAGCCGCTTCGGGCGGCAAAACCCGAAGCGGATATGGCAGAACTCACAATCACTGGCGGGGCCATGAACGGCTCGACGCTTGGCGGGACGCTGTATAGCCTGCTGGTAGCGGAGGACATTCTCCCGGGCGATGAGCCGTCGTACGAACTCTGCAAGTTGATCTACGTAGCGCACCCCCTCGGCGCCAAGATGATCGACGGCCCGATCAAGATGGCCATGAGCCAGGAGCGGGAAATCTCGATTCCCGGTTCGCCAGAGGAACGGGTTCGCGATGCTTTCCGCCGCGAGTGGAAGAAGATCGGCGCTGATGGGTTCATCTCGAATACCAAGCGCCTGTCGATGATCTACGGTGCATCGGCTATTGTCTGGGGCGCGAAGGGAATCCCGAGAAGATCGCGAGCCTCGACCTGTATTTCAACTGCCTCGATCCGCTGAATACCGCTGGATCACTGGTGCTGAATCAAGACCCGAACGCGATTGATTTCCAGCGCCCCACTCTCGTGACGGCTGCAGGCCAGAAGTACCACCCCTCTCGCTCGCTGGTCTATTTCAACGAATCGCCGATCTACATTCAGTACACAAGTTCGGCATTCGGCTACACGGGCCGCTCGGTCTATCAACGTCCGCTCTATCCGCTGAAGTCGTTCATTCAGTCGATGATCGCAGACGACATGATCTCGCGCAAAGCCGGGGTCATCGTTGCCAAGATGAAGCAGGCTGGCTCGATCGCAGATCGTGCGATGGCCGTCCTGCAAGGGATCAAGCGCAACGTTGTCAAGGAAGCCGAAACCAACAACGTCATCAACATCACGCCTGAAGAGGCGATTGAGACGTTGAACATGCAGAACACGGACACCGCTCAGACGGTGGCTCGAAAGAACATCCTCGAGAACATCGCCGTTGCCACCCCGATGCCGGCCAAGATGCTGAACTCGGAATCGTATGCCGAAGGATTCGGCGAAGGCTCGGAAGATGCCAAGGATGTGATCCGGTTCATCGACGGTCTGCGGCAGGACATGCAGCCTCTGTATGACCTGTTCGACCGGATCGTGATGTACCGGGCATGGACGCCGGAGTTCTACGAGACGATCCAGAACGAATTCCCCGAGTGGAAGGATGTTCCTTACGAAAAGGCGTTCTACGATTGGGTGAATGCGTTCGAAGCGGTCTGGCCATCGCTGATGGTCGAACCGGAATCGGAATTGGTGGGCGTCGAAGAGGCGAAGCACAAAGTCATCGTCGCAACGATGGAAGTCCTTATCCCGCAAGTTGATCCAGAGAACAAGGCCACGATCATCCAATGGGCCTGCGACAACCTGAACGAGAACAAGCACCTGTTCAGGCATCCGCTGAATCTGGATTACGAGGCGCTCGCCAATTACCAGCCGCCGCAGCCGATGGAAGAGCCGCACGAACCGAAACCTTTTAGCTCGTCAGTCTGACTTTCTACTACAGGGGTGGAAATGGATGATCACGAAACCCGCGAAGCCAGAGCAATTAAGGTTCGCCAGTTGATATGGGATCTCGCCGATATTCTTGAATCGGATTTTGAGGCGATTGAAGAGTGCGTGGGCCATCTATATTCCGACGATGCGCGCGATTTCGCCCAAGTACTGAACCGGATACAGGCAATGGCGCTTGAGCGAATTTTCATCTGATGGCCACCTTCTTCGAAACGATCTCTGAAGCCATCCGCGAATTCGAGCAGACGGGCTTTGACAGCGTGCATCGTCTCGAATACTGGCTCGGAAAGATCCGCGAGTCTGCGTCCGCATCCCTGACGCCTGAGAGCG